TGTGATTTAGTGCTTCTAGTATGTTGTCCATAATATTCTCTCTCCTTATGGTTGATAACTTGCAGCATCAATGCCACGAGGTAAGAACCAACTATTATTTGAAATTCGAGTAATCATTTTACTTGCACTGTCAAAGTCCCATGTTCCTACGTGATAGAAACCGTACTTTTCAAGTAATCTGATTTGTTTTGGTGTTGCTAAATGCTCATCTTGTCTAGCTCTTAATTTTTCAATAATTGAGCTTGCATGACCTAAGCATGTAATTGTGTCTGTTAAGATACCCATTTTCTCAAGATATGATTTTTGTCTTTCAGTAACAGGTCCCATTTCCCAAGCAAATGTTGGTTCATAGTTAACTAAGTCTTCTGCTGAAATAGAAAGTGCATATTCAAGCGGATCGACATATTTTCTTTGACGCTTCTTCATTGCAGCAAGTTCACGAGCAAGTGCAGCTTCACGTTCTTGAATAACATCTTTTTCAGCTCTATTTTCTGCTTTTAGTAGGTCAATGCCACCGCCTGTATCCATGACTAATTTATCGATGCGTTTTGCGATGCTTTCATCTTTTGAGATAAGAGCTGAAGGTCTGCATAAATCATGACGCTCTGTCATCCATAAGAAATCTAGTAATAAGAGTTCATTCTTGTTAGGACTAAGTCTCATGCCACGCCCGACCATTTGTTGATATAAACTTCTAATCTTTGTTGGTCTTAAAACTACTATGGTATCTACCGATGGGCAGTCCCAGCCTTCTGTTAAAAGCATAGAATTACAAAGAACATCGTATTCACCATTTTCAAAGTCTTTTAATATTTCATCTCTATCTGGTGAGTTACCATTTACCTCAGCTGCTTTTAAGCCATGAACATTAAGTAATTCACAGAACTTTTGTGAGGTCTTTACCAAAGGTAAAAATACGACAGTCTTGCGTCCTTTGCAGTAGTTCACCATTTCAATTGCTATTTGATTTAAATAAGGCTCTAACGCACCGCCAATTTCACCAACTGCATAATCACCGTTAGACATTCCTACATTATTTATATCAAGTTCAAGTGGTATCATCTGTGCTCTTACAGGACATAAAAAACCATCTTTTACTGCTTGATGCATTGAATATTCATAGGCTTTACTATTGAAGAATTGACCTAGATTTTTTTGATCTGCTCTATCTGGAGTAGCTGTTACACCTAGTACTTTTGCAGAATAAAAGTGTGTTAATACTCGCTGATATGTTGGCGACATCGCATGATGTGCCTCATCTACAACGATCGTTTTAAAGTAATCTCTTGGAAATTTAGTAAGTCGTTTCTCTTGAGATAAGGTTTGAACCGATGCAACTGTGACATTTAATGGAGAGCCTATGGATGTAGACTCTGCCTTTTCCAAAGCAGAATCTAACCCACTAGCTACCTTTAACTTGTCCGATGCTTGGTCTAGAAGTTCGCCACGATGAGCAAGGATTAATGCCCTACTATCATCTTTGACTTCTTCTTCAACAACCTTTGAGAAAACGACCGTTTTACCTGTTCCTGTTGGCAATACAAGTAATGTATTCTTAAATCCACTATTCCATTGATTAAAAATTGCCTTTACAGCTTCATTTTGATACGGTCTAAGTTTCATACACTACCCCCTAAAATGGAAGTTCTTCATCGTTGATTTCAACCATGAAAAATGTAGGATCATAATCGATAAAACGATCAATATCGTTTATTGTCTTTTCCTCACCTGATTGATTAACATATGTTCTTTGTTTGAAATGAGCACGACCTTTTGAGCCGATTACTTTATTCCAATCCATAGTTAATTTTTCACCATGTTTCTTTTGTCCGATACTACGGAAGAATGCAGAAATACGCCATTCAAGAGTACGGTAAAGAAGTAAATCAAACTTAATAATTGATACACCTTCTGATGCATTTACTTGAACAGTAATTGAAGCTTTATTACATGCAGGAACCTTTGGTCCGCCAGGAAATCTTCCTCTTTCAAAATTTGTAACTACAAAGTTGTAGTCACCTTCTGGTAATAGGACAAACTCTTGTCCATCGTTTTCTATGGAATCGTTCCAATCCATCATCATATTTTGGTTGTTAATATTTTCAGCCATTTTTATTTACCTCCGTTTGTTTTGGTTATTGTTTGAGTAATCTTTGCCCAGTTTGGAATAATCCATCTGGTAATGAAATCGTCTGAGTAAGTTGATATATCATCATCAATGGCATAATGACCTTTAGCTGCCACGATTTTTTTGATATCTTCTTCAGTAATACCTGCATCTTTAATCATGTTTTTTAACTTTTCAATGTTAGGTTGTACCATCTCTTTTGTTGGCTCTATTTGGCCCATTTTAGGCGACACGTCGTCAAACAAATGAGATATCGAACTGAAAGCCAAGTCTAGCTCATCGGCCAAACTGAAGCGATTTTTTGCGTCCCAGCAAGGGTTATGAGTCGTATACATTACTCGCTTACCACCACTTGCTTTCTTTGTGTTGTTTTCAGTTGTGATTACGAAAGTTTTATAGTTACAGAAAAGTAAGGCATCACACCATTCTTTGACTAATGGAGCACATTGTTTTGTTAGTTTCATTTCCCATCTGTCGAATTGTCCTTGTTCTTCTGGAAGCTCGAATTTTCTCGGTTTTCCATGAGCTATAACTACTGGATTAATCCCCACATCTACAAGTTTGGATAATAGTTGAAGCAAGGTAGAGAATTCTTCTGCTAGGTAGGTGTAACCTTTACCAAATCCAAAGTCCTCGATATTTGCTTTGCGATACTTATTACAAATGTAGTCAACACATAAACTTTCAGCCCAGTCAGCGGTATCAACCACTAGGGTTTTACATACTTCTGGATGTTCAATAATCTCTTTAACTGTTGAAATCAATTCTTCCCAGCTTGAGATTTTAATTCTTCTTACATTTAATCTTGATGTTCCACCTTCTGTATCTAAGAAAAGTGGTTCTGGCATTTTAGCTGCTAACGATGTCTTACCAACACCCTCAGCACCATAAATACAAACTTTAATCGGTGTCTTTTCAACACCACTAATTATGTTTAGCATAGTTATTTAATCTCCTTATTAATTTTCATTTCTTCTCTAGCATCAGTTTCAGGAGCTAGTACTGCTTGACCTTTTGGCTTTATAATGTAGTTACCAACTAAATCATTAAATAGTGTTTTTCCGAGCATTTTTTGTAGTTCACTAATTGACATTAATTTCTTAGGTGCGAAGGGATCGTAGCCGTTATCTAATATGATTTTTACAACTGCATCTTCATCACTGATTTTGCGTTTAGTAACCGATTCAACAACCTTGTAACCTTTCCACTTTTTACCTTCAATAGCCTTTTTCAAGCAATACTCCTTGATGTCATTAACGTAAGTAACGATGCCGTCTAGTTTTGGTAAAAGGGCTTCAATTTCCTCATCGCTCATGAATTCTGGTTTATTTACTTCCTTGATTGCTTGAAGTGTATCTTCTGCCCTTTGTCTACAGATGTTGCGACCAGGACAGTACTTGCACCAGACACCACTATTTGCTTTTGCATCTTCACTTAATGCTTCCTTTGCCGCAGGGATAAGTTTTTCTTTCTCCCATTTTTCAAGGTCCTCCGAAGTTATGGAATACTCTGAAATGTTGTTAATTCGTTCTTGATAAATTACTAAACGAATATTCTTGATTGGATAAAAGTCCTTGTAGCATTTGTAGGCATATAAACCATAAATACCAAGCTGGCTATTAAGTTCATTTAACGTTTCATCAAATGGTGTTACTTTGATAAATCCAGTCTTGTTGTCAATGATTGTTAACATATCTCCTGCAATGATTCCGCAGTCCAAAGTGCCATGCGTATCTGGTGCGTAGTCCATTTCCAGAAGCTGCTCAATTAGTACAATTGGCTGCTCGCCAGTACGCTTTTCTTCATAATCAACTGTGCTGATTACGTAGTTAGCGTAGCCATTTGCTAATCGTTCCATTTCTTCTGAATAGTGCTTAAGACCTGCTTTTAATTTCTCTGTTGTTAACTTTGCCTCGGATTCATAATCTTCAAGCCTTAAGCTTTGCCTAATGTAGTGTTCTGCAAGTAGATGACACTCACTTCCAAACTCGCTAGCGTCAGAAGTCTCTTCGACTTTATTTGCTAGGAACTTAGCGGCGTATCCACAATAGAACCACTCCTTACTACTCGGAGCTAAGATCGAGTGTGTCTTTTGACTCATCTTTCTCACCTCCTTCATTTGCATCTCCTTTTAGGAGCATTACTTCTTCCGCCAAAGCCTTAGTAAGCGAACTGATTGTTAATAAAGAATCAAATATATTAACTTTGCTTACTACGGGTTCTTCTCTGGGCTTTTGATCATCGTCAACCATAGCGTTGTCCTCCTTTGATTTTTTTTGAAAGCTGATCTTGCCTTCTAAAAGTCAAATGGGAACTCGACAGGTTTTTGCCAAAAAAAATATCAAAATTCGTCTACAATTTTTTCTCTAAGCGTTTTTATAAGGTTTGATTTCTTGTGTTGAACCGTTGATCGTTTCAAGCCCATAGCCTTAGCGATTTGTTCATCTGTGTAACCATCGTTGAATAGTTTCAGTATTTTCTGACTCTCTTCATCTAGAAGCGATAGTTCACGTTTGAGTGCTTCCTCTCTTTCAGTCCTAACAAATGCTTCATGTGGTGTTTCTGTGTAAGTGTCTGCAATTTCATAGTTGTTGTCTTCCATAAAGCGATCTAAGGATAAAGTCCTGCCATCTCTATGCGTTTTTCCAAACGGGCAGTTATTGCAGTCTTCTTTACACC